AGTCACGGGATAGGGTGGCGAGCCGGAGTAGTTATATGTGCCGATTTGAGAGCCAAAATATCCAGCGAGATAGTTTCCCACGCCCATCAAAACGCTTGATGATGTTGTTCTGAAACCAGTGGAAAGCCCGCCGCTCCCATCGAAAAAAAGCGAGTTTGCAACGTCAGATATTGCGAAATTCGACCAATTCACTTTCACTATCGCGCCGGTGCTTAGGGCAAAATAACCCGCATCGTTGGTGCTGTTGGCTGCGCCGTAAAAATATACCGCCCCCCCGCTTAACCCATTTCTAGCAGTATATGTGTTGAGTGAATAGCTGTAGGTATAAGGAGTATAGCCATTATTCATGTCGATAAATGCGAAAGATTTATTTGACGCAATAGCCCCTTGTTGCTGAACGCCGTTTAACAGACCGATAGAGGCCGGGAGCGCAGCTGCTGCCGTAATTACCGCCGTCTGATAGTCGAAAAGGACGGCGGATGTGCTGCCGCCTTGCGCGCCGATAAAGGCATATCCGGTGCCGGTCGATTGCGTGAATGTCTCGTTTGACCCGTAGAGCCACGCCATTACGCGCTACCCTTCAGAGTGAAAATCAAGCTGGCCGCCGTTGCGTCGGATACTGCCGGAGCGGTCACAGTCAGGTTACCGCTCGCTACCGAGAACGCCGCACTGGCAACTGAGGAGAACGTGGCAGAGGTCGCCCCCGCCGCAAATTGCATGGTGCCGATGTTGGTGCCGCTTGGATCGGTGATTGTGAAAGTGATGGCGTTCGTTGGTGCGGTCGCCAGAATGCCGACACTGCCGCCGAAGCCAGCCGCAAACGTCACCGTCCGCACCATCGGCGTGTTCAGCACAAGCTGCGAAGCCGAGAACGTGCCATCAGCACGCCCTGCAATGTCATACGGTGCGGCGCCCGAGGCTGCCACCAGAGATGCCACCGCGCTGCAAAGCTGCGGCATCGTGTAGGCCATAAAGGGCGCGGATGCGTAAGGGGTGATGGACGATGACGTTACCGCCAGCTGCCCGTAATTCACGGTGATGACGTATAGGCCGATATAGCCAGGATCGACGGCGGGGGTTGTTTGCGATCCGGTTGCGGCTGCGGCGCCCACTTTAAGCTGCAAAGCAATCGTTTGTTCGCGAAGCGTGTTGCTCGCCACGCCATCGTTGTTCGGCCCGGCGAATGGCTGCGAGGGGTAAGCCGCGTTGACGTAGGGCAGCACGACGGGATCGGTGTCGGTTTCCTGAAACGTCGCTTCGATCAGATAATTGACCGAATATCCCGAGGTCGTGGGCGCGGCCAGCGGGAAGATCGTGCCAGCAGCTTCCGGCAAGATGCCCAACTTCATCAGCGGCGACAGATCGGCAGGAAGTGACCCGAACGCGGTTTCATCGATGACTTCCTGCGACCAGAGCACGCCAGGGCCCACCACGACGCTCATGGAGGCGGGCGACGTTTGGGTGCAGGCAAGGCCCGCAACGCCGGTGTTGGTTCCCATCACCGCTTGCGTCAACCAGCCCAGCGCAATCATTGCGTCGCGCTGCGGTGATAAGATGTCTGTATCTTGAGGGATTGCGGAAGCGTAGACGATTGTGCGATCCATAATGGGCCTTTGCAACGCGATTAGGTGGTGATGGCCGTCCACATGATTGACCCAGCGGGTGCTGCGTCTTCGATGGCCTGATAAATATCTTCTTCGAGCAGAGCGGTCTGGTTCTGGTCGATGTCCAGATACGCGCCCAAGCCGGTGCCGTAGCCCCACGGCGCGTAGACCGGCGATGTCTTATTGCCGTCATACCCGGCCAAGTAAGGCGACCCACTCACCGGCGGCAGCGTGGCTTTGATGAACGCCTGGAATGGCAGCGCGAGGCTGCCGTAGCCGCCCGATTTGTTATAGGCCGCCGTGTAATAGCCTGGGAGAACGCTAGCCGCCCCGAAGAGCGTTGCCGATATGACCGAGCCGCTTGTTGTTGTCAGGGGCGAGCCATTAACCGTAATCGGGCTTTGGACGAAATTGGTATTGGTGGCGTGAACGCCGCAATAAACCCCCGTGTCGATCGGCTGCGATGGCTCAAACACCGTTGGCGTTATGCCGGTCAGCAATTCAACCCGGTTGATCACCGCCTTGCGCGTCACCGCCGCAGGGAAGATCGAAGCCGTCGATCGCGCGCGGAACGAGGTGTCGGTTTCACCAGGCCGACGCAGCACCGTGTTGCCGAGAAAATCTTGCGCCTTGATGTCGAGGAAGATGTTTTGCGCCGTCGAAAGCAGAACGGCAGACAAGGCGAACGAGATCAGCGAATAGGATTGCGCGAACCCCGCAGCAAAGCCGTTCAGGACGCCATTTAAGATAGGCGCGTCAGATAGCGTAGTCGGAAACCATCCTTGCGGCAGCAGGCTTTGCAGCCGGCTCACCATGTCCGAGCGGTCGCCGGTCGCCATTAGATGTTGACCGCAATCGCGCCGGCGCGGACAACCTGAAACTGCGTCGGCACCAGATCGGCGGTCCCGGCGTTCAGCGTGATCGACGTCACGTTCGAGACGCCGGCATAGGCGTCATAGGCCAGCTTCGAGATGATTGAGAACGGCAGAGTGACGCCCACCGCCAAAGCGCCGATGTAGTTCACCATCGCGGCGTTCACGGCGGCTTGTGCGGTCGAGGCCGAGTAGCCAGACGCAACCGCCAAAGTGAGTGAAATCGAGGCCAGCAGCGGCGTGGCTGCTTGGACATAAGCGGTCGAGCCGATCGGTCGAACGCCGTTCACCGCCGCCGCAACGGTCGCGACGGTCGAGGATGGCGTTGCGCCCGATCCATCGTCAATCGTGACCACAAAACTGCCAGGGGTGAATGTGCCGTTGGTGGTCTGGTTTGGCGCGATCGTCAGCGTCAGGTTCGAGCCGACAGCCTCAATCGCGACCTGAACCGCGCCATAGGTGCCTTCCGCGAGATTGGCCTGCCACGCCTGAAACCGCGCCTTGACCGCCTGATCACTCTCGGCATTTTCGCCATTGGTGAAGGCGGAATCGTTGTTCACGTAGTCAATACCCGGCACCGAGCCGACGACCAGCGTGATCGTGTCCGCACCGACATTGCCCGATGTGCCAATTGTTTGCGACTGCACCGGGACCGTGCCGAGGGCTGTCCCGGATGGGATCAGATACCCGTTCTGCGATGCATTCCACAGCGCGTTTGCGGTATCCGTGACCACCACGAAAGTCTGTGCGCCATCCGCCGTGCGGACGAATGAGCCGGTGGCGATCAGGGCGGATGAGACGGTCGTGAACCGGCCAAACGTGACCGTGCCGCTGGCATAAGCGCCCGGCAGCCGACCACCGAACAGCGGGAATTGAGCCAGCCAAGTATCGACTTGCGCGCCGACACACAGCGTCAGGCTGGATTGCTGCAATACGGTCAGGACAAGGTACTGCGTCCACAACTGCACGCCAGCCACGGCCTGCATGAGCGCGTTCCAGACGGACCCGATCGTGAAATCAAGCGCCTGTGAGCAAGCCGATTGCGCCGACGCCGCCATGTTTTGGACGATGGTGACGAGGGTTTGGAGCGAAAGCATCAGGGCACCGTCAGGATTTGAGGCTGGCCGCTAACGGCGTCGGTATAGGCAATCGTGACCGTGAAAGTGCCGTTCGCCGCACCGTTCACGGTGATGACCGGCTCGGGCGCTTTGGCGACAGTCGCTTCGTTAAAAATCTGCGCACGGATGGCGTTCTTGATATCCATCGGCGTGACCGGCCGGCCGATCAGCGCGGGCAATCCGGCACCGTAGGGCAGTTCCCAAATATAGCCACCTTGTGGGGTCAACAGCCGGCGCAAGATGCGCTGTTTGGTCAACCCGGTGCCTTGCGCGACGGTCAGGATATCGCCTGATGCGGATAACGAGAGATCGTCGCCGAAGTAGTGGAAAGCATCGCTCATGATCCGGCCACCGGGGGGCTGGTATCTTGTTCGGTATCGCCCGCGCTATCCGATCCCTGCGTGTGAATATGGTTTTGCAGGCTGATCTGATCAGATCCACCGAAACCTGCGATGATGTCCTGCGATGCCGTAAACTGCCCGGTATGCGTCCAGGTTCCGTTGCTCGCGATGCCGCCAGAGTTTAGCAGCTTGATGTATGCGCCGGATTGATGAACCATCCACAACTCACCTGATGGCGTCTTAGGTGGCGAAATGGCCGGATTGCCCTGCGTCGAGAACACGCGGCCCATCACCACCAGATCGTCAGGATCGCCCCCTTGCGGCACAACAACCACCTGATCACCGGGCGACGGCGGGCACATCAGGCCCCACCCGTTGCCGAGCCAAATGACCGCAACTGGCAGCCATCCGGTCAAGACGCCATCCGGTTCCAGCGTGACTTTCGCCGTGCCGTTGTTCGGGTTGTAACTTTCGACAATGCCATAGCGCGGATGACCCATCTGGCGGTCCATCGCCAGCGCGGCCCGCTTCATGGCGTTGTTGAAGGCTTCCATCAATAAATGACCGTCTGGTTGACCGGCGATGAGTTCCGCGCCGTGACCGATTGCGTGAACCCGGCTTGAAACGAGATCGTGCGTTCGATCTGGTCCGGGAAATACGATTGATCGAACGATGTTCCGGTGCCGGTCAGGCCGATGACTGACCGAGGATTCAGCGTCAGTTCGCCGGGCATTTCGAACGTGATGACGCGCTCATGCCGGGTAATCTCGTTCATCTTCTGTTGCGCGTAAGCCGTGGCCTGCGCCGGCGTCAGGTTTGGCTTGTAGAAGACATAATTCTGCGGAGGCCCTTGGTTGCCTGCCGCATTCACGCCCTGCGATGAGATTTTCGAGACGATCGGATAGCGCCTCCCCGAGTGCCACGATTTGACCGTGACCGTGACCTGTTTGGCGAGGGTCAGTGACCGACTCATCTGCAAACCGATGACGTTGGACGTTGCTACCCCGTCAATCCGCGCCCACGAAATGCCGAATGTCGGCTGGCTTTGGGCCTGCACAGGCTGAAAATAAAGCGATGTCCCCTGTACGAAAACGTCGAAATTCTCTTGCTGCGCGAGGTAGACCAGCAAATCCCAATCCGTGATGGACCGCGCGAGATCGCCTAGACTGAGCCGCACATGATCGTAGGCGTAGAACTGGCCGACCGGCTGCGTGGTGGCCGTTACGACCGGTGTGAGGCCTACGCTCTGCGCCAATAGGGTGGCGATTTCGCTGGCTGTTTGGTTCTGATAGGCGTTTGAGGTTTTGGCGTCGATCAGCAGCGCCACCAGATCGCGCCCCGAAAGTGTGAGTAGCCCCGTATCCCGCTCGATCTCGATCTGGTCGATCACGCCGGTCAGGAGTGTTTGGAAATTCTGGCCGTCTAGCGCGACCTCGATGCCGATCCGCACATTGATCTGTTCTGACCACCATGCGGCGTTCATCGGCTCGGTATCGACCAGGGCAACGTGCGCCGCCCATCGCGAGGCGGTCCATTCATTCGTCTGTGTGACTGTGGCTTGTATCGCGTTCGGAATGACGGCTCCGTTGGCGGTCAAGCGCAGCCGAGGCGCGCGGACAACACCGCCCGGCACCGGACCCGATAATGCGTTGCTCATTGCGCCAAAACGCCGCCTGTCGCGTTCAGATTAACGTCAGGGATTTCAAGCACGAACACGCCGATCGGACTGGCAACCGTGCCGCCCGATACCCGAAACACCGTCGATCCGGTGGGCAGCGTGGCGACGTTCAGGACCGGATCGGTAAGCCCGTTCTGTTGGGCAATTCTGATCCACTGGCTCGCATCTTTTAGATATTGCGCGGCCAAGGCATAAAGGTTGCCGCCCGCGACTTCGATGGTCTGCATCAGGCGCTCGCATTCGAGAGATTGACCGCCGCGCGGCTCAGATACGCTCCGGATTGCGTCGTGGCTGCAAGATCAGCCGCCGCACTAGCAATGCTCGAAAACGCCGACGCGGCCTCACTGACCTGTGTGACACCGAGAATGTTCCCCGCGCTCGCCGTCGCGCCGATCACCGCTGAAAGCGTGCCGGTCGACGCCGCCTGTTCGCTGTTCAGCAACCCTTGCGCGGACCCGAGCGCGGACGTCGCTGTGACGAAAGCCGGTGAGCCGAACCCTAGCGCACCGACCGCGTTAACGGCGGTTTGAGCCACCCCGATCGCAGCCGATGTCGTGGAGGCGACATTGAACCCGAGCGCGCTGTTCAGATCGCTGTTTAGCGAACCGAGCAGCGATGTCGGCGCGCTACCGAATTGCGCCGCGTTGTCCTGAACAACCGTGCAGGAAACCGAATACGGGATCCAGTTCGCCCGCTCGTAATCCGCCATGAATTTGCAGACGACGACGGTAAAACTCGATTGGCCGAACGTAAGTTGGACTGGCGTGCCGGATTGGCGCACGCTGTCGAGCAGTTGCATCCGACTTTCGGCAATCGGGCCGTGCAAGATGCCAGACCACGCCAGATCGGCATCATCGCGCCCCATCGCATCGAGCACGCGCTGGCCGCCCGGCAGTTTATGCACGGCCAGCATGTGCGCGCCACCAACCGGGATTTTGTCCGGAACTTCGATGGATTGCAGCACGACCGGGCCGAGCGTGACCAAGCCGTAGCCGCCGAATAATTGCCCAGCTGCCTGAATTGCGGAGAGGATGCCGCTCATGGCCCGGTGAATGCCGGCGTGCCGAACGCGGACGCGCGCCCGTTAAAGCCCGTTGTGCTGGCTTGGTTTTGGTTGAGGGAGGCGGCCAAGCCGTGTTTGATTGCGTGGGCGAGCGCGCCAGCGTTGGTCACGTGGACGGGATGGGACTCGCTTGAGGTTGAGCCGCCTTGAGCGGATGGCGGCGGCCCGGGTGCCCATGACTCCGACCCCCACGCGCCACGCACCCAATGGCCGCCATCGCCGCTGAAATAATGATAGCCGGGCATCGCTCCGAGCGGTACGTTTTGTCCGTGCGCCCCGCCAAATCCAGGCTTCCGTAGGTTGCCCAATCCAATGTTTGTGGATGATGCGCCCGGATGCGCTTTGCCGACCCCGAGGAAATGACCCAACGCCCGCAGCGGCGTCATCAGCCATGTCATTGCGTTGCCGATTGCGTGGATTGCGCTCGACACCGCTTCCCCAGCCGTTTTCCAGTTCATCAAGGCGAGCGCACTCATAAAGATGCCAATTCCAGTCGCAATTGCCGCCAGCGTGCCGCCTGTGCCGAGGAGCGCCACGATTCCGGCGCTCATCAGGATCGCCCCGAACGCCAAAAACGCCGCGCCGAGAGCAAGCATCATCTGATCAATGTGTTTCGCAACCATGGGGTGTTTGGAGAGCCAGAACGTGAGCTTATGAATTGATGCGCTCATCGAGTTCAAAACCGAGATGGCCGATTTTACCTGCGGAACACCAAGCGCCGTGACCAATCCACCCCACGCCTTGCTGAAATTATCGACAGACATGCCCCATTTGAGGTGAGACACGTCCCAATAGGGATGGCCGTGTTTTAGTGCCCAATTATATAGCGCCTTGTATCTCTTTTGCTGCGGCCAATCGTCAGCAACCCATGAATTGAGCCGGGCCGACGTGGACGATGGCAACATGCCAGTCAGATCGCGGATCACGTTGGCCGGTGCCACCCCCCGTTTGAGCAAGTAGGGGATCGCGATCTTATGGACCCAATCGACCAAACCGTGACCCTTCAGGTAGGCCGCACCGACCAAGTTGGAGGGGTTGAACAGGTAGGTGCTGCTACCGCCGACCTTGTGCATGGTGCCGGACGGGAATTCCGCCCGGCCATCCTTCACCATCGTCGCGCCGCGAACGAAGCCCAAGCGGGTGAGGTAGTTGGCCGATACGGCGGATACGCGCCCCACGTCGAGCGCCATGTAGTTTTGAAACAACCCCCGCCCCACGGCCGGGCCGAGCGCCATGACGGGCTCGGCGATCTGCGCCATGAGTTTCTTAAAGTCGATGGAGTGCGCCGCTGGGCCTCCCATGCGGACCGTGCGGAGAATTTCGGACGCGCTCAGCATCCCTTTGGTGATGAGCATCGTTTGCTCAATGTAGGGTAGCACCCGGGCGAGTGCGCCGGGGTCGAGATGGCCGTTTTTGTTCAGCGCCCCGGTGATATCAGCCGCCTTGATCGCGAGGATCAAGCTCTTGCCATGATGGCCGCCGAGCAGGCCGTCGAGCCCTACATCGGCCTTTAGAACGGCTGGGAGCGCCTTGGTAATCGCATTGCGTGCCGCCGCCCCGCGCCCGAACAGGCTGCGAAGTTCGGCTTCGGTTTTCATCGATTGCTGCGGCGAAACGTCAAACAGAGAGGTCGAGGTTTTCCAGGCTGCCGCAGTGTATTGCTTCATCCCAACCGCGCCGACGCCGACCGATTTTAATGCGGCTTGCTGGTCGACCAGTTTCGCGCCCGCACGGATGATTTTTTCGTAGACGTCGAGGATGCCCGCGCCGAACGCCGCGCTGGCAGCGCCAGCAACGATCAGCGACCGGCCGAAATCTTTGGTGGATTTGTTCGCTCCATCCATCGCCTTCATGACGTGACCGAGATCGTGGCGAATCAGACGCAGCCCCGCGCTCACGCCATTGCGGAGCATCATGGAGACCTGAATCTTATAGGCGTCCATTGCAACCCCGATTTCTCTGGCAAACCGTCGCCGGTCAGCCTATGGTTTGCCCCTGAAAGGAACAAAATATGAAAACTATCTCACAAGACGGCGATGCGCTTGCCGACTATGACGCTCGCGTGTCTCGATATCAGCGGACGGGTCGCGTCGATGGCTTCGAGAATGACGCAACCGCCTTAATGCCGAGCCGAGTTCTGAATAACGCCTTGGCACCCGATGAACCGGTGGGCGCTGTCGGGTTTTTCCGCTCAATCTGGCGGGCGATCGGCTATTGCTTCGTTTTCGTCCTGTACGGCTTTATTTTCGGCTTCGCGGCAATCGCAGCGGAGAGCATGTCACCCCACCCGGCGCATCTCGGGCCGCTATTCTGGATGGTTGCGCCAGTTCTGTTCGGCTTGATGGGCGTCGGGATCCATTACCGGGTGAACCAACGCCGCCGCCTCAATCGGCAATTGAGATAGGCTTGGCGTTGCCGCCGATCAGCGCCGTAACCATGGAATAGCCGATCATCTTGCCGATGTTGTCTTTTTCGCGAAACGCCGTCGAGCCCAGAAATGAGCGCGGCGGGACGTGAAACCCGCTCGGACCAACGCCGGGGCCGTGCGTGCCCATCTCTTGATACAACGCAATGTCGCTATTTGACCCGACCGCCGCTTCGCTACCGCCGACCGTATATTCGATGCTATCGCGCATGTCGCCGGTACGAAGCAACGGGTTGTCAGGCGGTGCGTAGCCCTGCTTTTCCTTGTCTTCCGCCGTAGATTCAGCCAGCGGCAACCACGGGCCGAACTTTCCATCGTCTTCGGTCAGGTAATGCCCGATCTGTGCTTTGGCACCCTTCTGGATCAGCTTTGCGGCATGTTCCAGAACTTCGTGCTCCATGATCTCCATTTCGACTGCGGCGCGTTCAATGCGCCCCATAGCATCAACGATTGACAGAAACCCCATCACTTTCGCTCCCGCCAAGCCAGCCGGCTCCAATCCCACTCGTTGCCGTCGAGTTCGCCAAGTGCGACCAGGTGCGCCAGAAACTCGCCGCTACCCATCTCAAACGCCAAATCATACGGGACATTTTTCGAAAAGAGGTAGCAGCGGCCCCGGAACTCCGGGTCGCTAACTAGTTTTTTGCGGTTTCAATCGCCGCATCGGGTTCGCCGGCACGCGCGGCAAACCAGGCTTGCACCGCCTCGCAGCCGTCATCACCGAGCGCGTCAATGATTGGCTCCACGTCGCTTTTATCGTTGGGTGGGGGCACCGGCACGCCGTCGATGGAAACCACCGAGGCAAACATCATGCAGTCGGCCAGGAATGCCTCGTTGCCCTGCGCCGCCTTGCCCACGGCGCGAAACAGGCGATGACGATCCTTGAACCCGAGTTCCTTGATCGTGATCGTGCGTCCGCGCGCATCGGTGATGCTTTCAACTGTCTTTTCTGTGAGAACGCCGCTCATCCGACTTTCACCCGCGTCGAAGCCATGATGTCCAAGGTCTGCGTCACGATATCATCCTGCTTGTAAGTGCCTGCGTCGGTCAGTTTCAACGTGCAGTCGTTCAACTGGTACGTGCTGACAGAGCCGTTGGTTTCGTTGATGTATTGGTAGACGGTGCCGGCGTTGATGCCGCTGGCACCGTTCGCCCAGTATGCGGCCTCGATCGCCGCAATGGCGTCTTCAACCCCGGATGAATTGCGGTCGATCGTAAACTTGGCGGTCCAATGATCGGGCAGCTCGACCGGAATGGTTCGCGAATTGACCGGGCGCGAATAGAGCGCCTTGGTCTGCTGTTGCGACTCGAACGAGGTGTAATTGAGCGTGAGGATGCCGCTGGCAAGCTGCAAACGCAGCGTACCATCGCGGCCCACATTAAACTGCGGGACGGCTGACATGATGATGTGACTCCGGGGAGGATAGCCTTGCCCAAGGGCGGTTCAGGGCATGGCGTTAGCCCTGGGGTGCCGCCTGCTGGCTGACCGTCACGGTCTGGCCGCCTTCGAGGTTCACGATGAAGAAGCGGCTGATCGCGGCGTATTTGACCTGCGTGTCGGCCTGCACGTAACCAAGATCGGTGCGCGTGGTCGGGTTGTTGCTGGCGTTGCAGATCACGCTAAACGGCTGCGGGGTCTGGTTCGGGTCACCGAGCAAGCCTTGCTGCAACAGATTGGCGAGGAAACTGTTGAGCGTGGTTGAGACATCGAACAGCATGGATGGCGTAATCAGCCGGCCAATATAAACGCCCATGCCGGCACTGAGTGTGCTGGCAATGTAGTTCGTCATGCGTGTGTAGTTGTCGCCGTTCTCAGCTGCGTTCAGGCTGGAATTGATGCCGCCGAGAACCGACCAATACGGGCCGCCCGGTGCTGGGTTGCCGATCACGTCGATACCGGCCTCGAACAGCGCGGCCAGATCGGCACTCGAATAATGGTGCGCTTGGTTGGTGCCGGGCAACCCGAACGTCTGCGAGCCTTGGATGCCAAACAGTCGCTTGTTCAGCGTCGAGTTCTGCGGCGAGAGATTGGACAATAGACCAGCGACAAACGATGCGGGCGAGACAAGGCGTGTGACGGCGTTGGTCTGGTCGTACCAATATATCCAATCGCCGTGCATGATTTTCATGCCGTAGCTGTCGATGCTTGCGGTCTGTGCGGCGGTGATGTCAGCCGCAACGGTTGCGCCGGCAGGGAATGCCGAAATGGCGTAGACGCCTTCGGATAGCGCGAACGCGAGAACCGATGACCATTGCGTGGTGTCGGTGCCATCCGCAAGGTTCAAGATCGAGGCGTTCTGCCCGCGTAGCGCGTACATGCCTTTGCGCGGGGAGGTATCGACGCCGACGAGCGTTGCGGTGGTGATGGTGGTAGCGCCATCCGTACCACCCGCAAGGGTGTAGGTTGCGGCGGCGGGTGCGGTGGTGCCTCCGCCAGCTTCTGCGGTGATGATTTTCGATGCGCCGCGCAGCGGGCCGGTGCCGTTGTTGATCACGTTTGCAACATTGGCCCAGAAGGCCGCGCCGGTGCCGCCGATGTTGATGAAATTCTCAACCGGGAAACCGGGGATGGCGATCTGAACATTGAATGTGTCGGCAGCTCCGCCCGGCGTCAGGGTGACGGTGATTTCGTTGCCAAGCGTGCCGGTCGAGATCGCAGTGAAGGTTATTTCGGGCGTCGTGCTGCCGACGATCACGCTGGCAGCGGTATCGGTTCCATCCGTCACACGCACGCAGCGGAAATTCGATGCGCCCTGTTGAACCGCGACCGCAACCGCCGTGCCCATGTCGAACGTGCGATTCTGCACCGCGCCGAAATTGGCCGCGTAGTCGGTCATGCTGCCGATGATGACGGGGGTGTTGGTCGGACCCCATTGCGCCGTGCCGACCACGCCGAGAATGCCGGTGGGTACGCCGTTTAGATTGGCAATCTGGGGCGGGACGATCTGCACGTACAAATTTGGCACGACAAGCGCAGTCGTATTGAGCGCGCCCAATTGCGAAATCGGCATGATTTAAGGCTCCTGAATGCGCCGCTAAACGGTCGCGTAATCCCGTGACGGCAAAACGCCGTTCAGCGTGTAGTTCTGCAAAATCGCAGCCGCAGCCTGAGCCGCTTGCGAATAGATGATCGGGTAATCGTAAAAGAGGTGCAGATCGCGCCGAAACATTTGCTCGCGGCTCGGCACGTCATCGGGTCCGCTGCCCGGCCCCTGCATCAGCGTGGCAATCGTGCCGTCAGGGAGCGTCAAGCGGTATGTGTATTTCATCGCCGGCCAGAGCAGCGTCATGATCGCATCGCGCGTGGCGGGCGATGGTGCCCAGATCGAAACCGCGAAGCCTTGTTGCATCCGGCCAACTTCAACCGATGCCGTTCCGCCGTTCACGACGCAGACGGCAGGGATTGCGCCGCTAGATGGCAGTGTCAGAACCGCGCCGGATGCGGTGGCATTAGGGATGGCCGAAGCGAGCGCGCTGGCAATTGTGCTCAGGGTATCGGATGCCGCAGCGACGTGGGTATAAGCCACGCCGGCAGACAGAACCCCCACCGTGTTGCCAGCGGTGACAGAGCCGCCGAAAGTGACTTGCTGGCCCGATAGCGAGGCCGTGAGCGTCGGCGGCAATTGCGATGTGACATGCCAATCGAGGGCATATCGCGTTGTGTCTTTGGAGTAACCTTTGAGCGCGTGAACGGCGATCAGGACGTTGCCATTGCCGACCGCTGCCGCAACGCCAGCCTCAGTCGGCCATCCGCGCGAAACCGTGATCAGATTGCCGATAACACTCGGCTGCACGATCCCGCTGGGGTAACAGACCGCCGAAACTTGGTTGACGATGGCTTGTTCGACGGCGGATTGGTCGGCCATCAGTCTTCAAGCCAAGACTGTTTGACGCGCGCCTCAAGCCCTGCGGCAATCGCAAGCATCATTGACGCCGGTGCCGATCCGCTACTCCATGACGTGAGTGTGCCGAAACCGCTTTCGGTGTTTGTCACCGCGCCGATAACGAGCCCGCAAAGTTCGCCGGCCTTAGCTTCTTCGAGATAGCTTTCGAGCATTTCGATGATGCCCTGCTGCGGCAACTTCGCCTTCGGATTTGCGGCAACGCCAGGCATCCGCATGACGTTCGACGGTTCACTCACATCGCCACCTGTTGCGCGGTCAGCCGGAACCCGAGCGGGCTGCTTTCCACTATCTGGACGTACCAGCGGCGGTTTAGATCGTCGGTGATCACGTCATTGAATTGAACGAGCGGTGCCGTAGCGGGCAGCAGGAACGCCGCCAGCGGCAGGGACGCATCCGATGGCAAGTGCATCCCGGTTTTGCGCCCAGTGCTGCCAGAGGATAGCTGCAACTGACTGCACGGCCATCCTGAAAGGACCGGCAACTGCGTTTGCGACGTGTCACCGGAATAGACCGGAGATGCGCCCGGAAAGTTCACCGGCTGGTCTGGTCGGGTGACGGTGATGGTCCGGTCGCACCACGAAAAGGACGGCGCGGCGGGATAGGCCATCGAAGTGACGAAAAACGTTCCATTCTGCCCGATCAGGTAATCACCGATATCGACGCCAACGCGCTCAATCGCGCCGTACCAGACAGGCTTTCCGTATTGCGGCTGGGCCAATCCCTGCAATTTGGCGTCGGTCGTGAGCCAAGCGTTGATCGTGCCGATCTGGTTTGCGGCGGCAGTAGGGTTGTTCGGCCCGTTCGCCCGGTATTGCGCGTAGGGCGTGCCGAGAACGCTCGCGCTGATCGAATAGCCGAGGTCGTAGAGGGGTTGGAGTGCGGTGCCGCTCATACGATGATCCGGACGCCGCCCGTCTGATACCGCTGCTGAAACGCTGGCCCAGGCGGCACGTCGAGGAACGCGCAAAGCCGGGTGCGCCAATAATCAAACAGCCGAACGCGCTCTTTCAGTTCGTTCGCGTTCCGTTTGAACACGGCGGCGGTATCGACATTCAGCGTTGCGCCGGTGTTCGGAACCGCTGTTTCCAGCGTGTAGAGATTGGCGAGGTAAACGTTCGTTAGACGCTCGCCATCAGTAACGCTCAGATGCGAAAGCCGATATTGCAGCGCCAGATATTGACGCATGATCCACGGATACGGGAACACGACATCGCCATCGCCGTATGCCGGATACCCGGCGAAATCACGGACGTCCGTAAGCTGCTGCGCCGTCAGGACAGCATACACAAAGCCCGGCGATGACCCCGACATGGATCACGGCCAAATCGGTTTGAGAAACGCGCCATGGCGGGCGAGCATTTCGATCTCAGCTTTGTCGCTGGATTGATACCCCGCGACCCATAACTTGTGCGCGTTGTTCGGCATGACGATGCTGACATTGCGAACAAGCTCGTACCCAACCGGCTCGACCTTGCGATAACCGACGATCACCTCATCGGGTTTCGGTTCGGTGAACGCCAGATCAGGCGCATCATCGGGAACCGGCGCACTTTCCTGCGCGCCGGCGTCACGGTCTGATTTCGCCATGATTACAGCGATTCCAGCATCACGGCGCGCTTGAGCAGCGAGTTCGTGGCGGTGGGGATCGTGGTGGCGTTGGCGGTGCTGTCAGTCGGGGTGCAGAAGCCGCCTGCGTAGTACCAAGACTGAGTGACCACCTGCTTCAAAGCGTCGAGCGGCTCGCGGGTGATATGCGCGATCGCATCGACAGTGGTGATCATGTCGCTATCGACGTCGGCCAGTTCCGCCGCATAGCCGGACGGGGTGTACGCGCCTTCGATGAGCGCGCCCTGGCCGCACAGCAGCGAGCGATGGATCGGGCCGGAGCCAAGCGATGCTTGCAACGGGTTGATGTTGGTTTCGACGATGCGAACGCCCAACATTTCCGCGACAACGCCTTTTTTGTATTCGGCGGTGTCGATCTGACCACGGAAAAACTGCTGGAATGCCGGGTCTTGGTAGAGCCCGATAAGCTGGGTCGGGTCGGAGTAGAGGATATACGATCCGGTATCGGTCGCCATCGGCACGGCGTTGTTGCGAAGCTGCGCCTTGGCCGCGAGGATCATCTGCATCGTCAGTCGGCCGGAATTGGCCAGCGACGAGTTGATGCCTGCGGTGGTCGATACGCCGGCGGCGGGGTTGTTGTTGGTGCTCGGACGGAAAATCGTCGGCGCAACGACGCTGACCACCGCATTGCCGGCAGTGCCATCCGCGATTGACACGCTGCTTGAGAACGTCAGGGTGCCGGACACGCCGCCCGGTGCGGTGCTAACGTTGGTGGAGTCTGCCGTGTAACCGACCAGCGAATAAATGTCGGCGCCAACGGTAACATTTACCGGATAGGACGAAGACACCGGCACGATCTGGCCGAGCGTATTCAGCGTATTGGTGAAGCCACGGATATCATCGACGGCGATGGTCGTTCCTGCTGCGGCTAGCGTGGTGTTGACGCGGGTGTTGCCGCCCATGTATCCGCCGACCGAATTGCTCGAAACAACGCCGTAGAGCGCCTGCTGCGCCAAGATATCGAGGGTGCGGGCCGCGTTTTCTGCAAGCTGCTTGGCGTTCAAGAGGTACTGATCCGCAATCGCAACCGCAGAGGTCGCGAGGTTCAGATACATCGACGTGCCGTATGGATTGATCGATACAGTGTACTGTTCGGTCGAGTAATTCTGCGAAGACAGACCGCTCGTAAAATCGCCATTGGCGGCGGGCGGTAGCGGCTTGGTGTTCGGAGACAGCAATCCGGGCCGGAGACGGGTGATGGTTTCGCCCATGCCGGTCTTGAAAGCATCGCGATCCGCAATGTTTCGGAAGCCGAGAGTGGCTTTCAGCATGTCCTCGAACTCGCGAGCGAGGAAATTCTGCTGGATGATAGACTGAAGCGAGGCAGGTAGATTGTTAATACCCACGGGGGTTCTCCTTTGAGTTGGAAAAACCCCTGGCGGCCTGCGCCCGGTGGGTTACATAAGCCAATAGCGGTTAAGCGTTCGGCTTAGCCGAGTGCTCGGTTGGTTCGGCCTCTAGCCGGTAACGCTCAACCAATTCTGTCATCGCCGCGACGAATTTGCGGGCATGGTCGCGCTCAATCCGATGCCGACGTGATTCCGCCCGCAATTCGCGCACGTATTCAGCGGTGAAAGCCTCGGATCGATCGGACATTACGGCGCTTTACCCGCGCTGATCCTGCGTCGTGCGGCTTGGTATTCAGCGGGTGTCATTTCGCGAGCATCGACGGTTTTTGGCGCGGCGGGCGGCGGAACGGGCGCAGTTACGCCGGTCGTTTTCTCGCCAAACATGTACGCCTTGGCCCCCTTGAACGCAGCGATGACTGCATCCGGGTCTTTCAGCGTGCCATCTTCGTTGCGTTCGGCCTTGGACACGTCGAGCAGCTTCAAGCCGTCGAGATCAACCATCCCAGCCTTGATGGCGTGGACTTTGAGTTCGGCCATATTCAAGGCCTCGACGCCACGGGCCCGTTCGGCAGCAATTGCCGCCTCGGCTTCGGCGCGCATCTTTTCGATTTCAGCTTTGAACGCGGCAGCCTCATCGCGGGCGCGTTTGGCTTCGCCGGCGTGTCCATCGGCTTGCCGTTTATGGGCGGCGGCTTCCTCTTTCAGAAGCTGGACGATGGCGAGGCTGGTATCGGGGGAATGTGGAACGGACGCCTGACGTGGCGTTTCGACTGCGGCGGGCGCTGGCGCGGGCGGTGCAGACGGTGTGGTCGTTTCAGACATAAGACCTCAGCGTTTGTGCCAAGAACGTGCGTTCTTCGCGAATTGCGCCTCTTTCCGAAGCGCGGGATCGCCGGACTTAATCGCGGCGTCGAGTTTGGTGACGGGGATGTTGCGGGTGAGCGGCACGCCGAGTTTCTGGTGCAGCAAACCCTTGCGGGATGGCTTGATGTGGATTGTCTTCATAACGAACTCCTAAGCGGGCGCTATCTCTTTGACTTTTACTTGCGCACCATTCGCGGCGAACGCGGCGGCAGCAGCGGCATTGTCTGTAACGATCGTCTGGCGTTCCGCGCTCGGGTCCATGACGCCGTAATCGCGAGCAACGAACTTGGTTGCGGTTTCGGTCGAGATCACATCGCCATTGACCAACTTCACGACCGTATCGGCATCCTGCCCGCGCTCGGTTGCGGTTTTCGGATACCAAGCCGGCCAACGGAGCGAAAATTGTTCGCCCGGATCGATTTTGACGATCTTGCCGGCAACTTTGATCGGCATTTTCTGCGAGGCCAGCGCAACCATCTTGATCAGTGGTAAAACCCCGCCATCGCCGTAAGTCGTGCGCAAATTGTCGGCCAGCCAGATCAAGCCCTGGTTCATCAGCTCAAGCGCGCGGCCCGATGCGGCGCCGGATAGTTGCTCTGGCGATGCACGGTTGCCGTGGATTGATTCCAGCGCCAATTCGCGGAGCGTGCGGACATACTCGATGACAGCGTTAGAGCCGCCCCCGTTGATTTCCAGCATCTTGGCATCGCCGCCAGCGGCAACCGTCAACGCCTGACCGCCACCGCGTGTGATCGACTGACCGTCCAGATCGCCGGGGTCTTTGATCATCAGCATCGGATCGGATGAGTATTTCAGCCCGCGCCCGACCTGCGAAAGCTGATAGTCAATCTCAATGCCGGTATCGATCGCGGCGCGGAACGTGCAAGCGCCGTCAATTGGCGTACCGGTCGATGATGGACCTGGCAGATTCTTGATCCACACAACCGGGCAGAATCCCAAATTGTGTTCAACCGACTTGCCGACGTCGATCTCCATTTTCGCGGGATCGTCGGCGGTGGTCGGGATCGGCACAAATTGCCAATCCGCCATGTCGTCCCAAGTCCGCTGATACCACCAGTCGCGGATATCATTGTTGTCGGCAGCTAGTTTCGTGTAGCCCATTGCAGCCACGTCATCGCGGCTGATTTTATACCGCTGCGTCACGCTGATCAGTGTTTTCGGCGCGAGCGGATCAAATTTCGGGACCAGATGCGCGGTGGACATCGGCACCCAATGCACAACGCCAGCTAAGACCAGCATCAGAACGGCAGCAGACCCGACCGAGCCGAAAAATGCCGCTTCGCTCATTGAATGCGCGAGCTGGGTTTGCTTCACCAGATCGGCAATTACGGCGCGAGCATCGTCGCTATCGGCTTCGATTTCGGGGAAGCGTCCATTGCCGAACAGCAGAGAGATGGAATCGTCAACCACCGTGCGGCAGAGCGAATACCGTACCGATGGCGCGCGCTTCTGGATCGGCACATATTCGCCGGCTTCGTTGTATTCCTCATCGAACGTGTGCGGTAGGATATCGTACAGCGTGCCGTCGAGAACGCTTGTCAGGAGCGCGATTTCATGGGCGCGCGGCGGCAAGTCCCGATCTTTCGGGTGCGCCTTGCGGAATTTTTGAAACATACAGCCTCCGCGCCTCTAGCGCCCGTCGCGGCGTGGGGTTTGCCGATCTTGCCGGTAGAAAATTACGCTCGCCCGGTTTGCGCATGACGGATGGTGAGAAACCCACGGGACCATCCGGTTAGCGAGATCGGCCGTCGCGCCCGAACCCCTGACCAAGCGAAGGAAACTGCGAGCAACCCGAAACGAAAATCACCGGCCCATGATGTTCATGCGGACGGTTTTGGCGGCCTCAGCCGGCGCAATCAGACCCGCAAACGCATCTGATGCCGCGTCAACCTGATCGTCGTGTGCGCCCGATGGAAACCCGCCGAGTTCATCGAGAAACGCGCGATTCCACTGGCCTGCGACGATCGCCACGTTGCCGACGTTGACTTGACTGGCGAACGGCGCGGCGCGGGTCGATTTGTCGCCCGTGACGGGTTGTGAGTGAACGCGGTATCCAACTAGCTTGCGTGTAAGGTAGAGCGCCTGGGCTTTTCCGGCTTGCCCTGGGTCTTGCGGAAGTCGGATTTCAACGCCGCGCCCGTCACGCGATGCTGTGGCGACAATGGTTGCCTCAACTTCGTCGGGAGCGCCGCGCAATCGCACAACGTCATCAATGATGTATTTG